CCTCCAAAGCACCCCGTCTGTGGAAGCTCTGGTTCGTGACGACCTCACGCAAGCCTTGGCTCTCGCAATCGACGCTGGTGCGCTGAAGGGTACTGGCCTTTCGGGTCAGCCGACTGGTCTGTATGCCACTTCGGGCATCAACACCGACAGCTTTGCTGCTGCGACTCCGACTTGGGCGGAAATCGTCGGCCTCGAAACGCTGGTCGCTGAAGACAACGCTCTGCTTGGCAACCTTGCCTACATCGCTCCGGCTGGCCTCTATGGTACGCTGAAGACGACGGCTAAGGCTAACAACCAAGCCATCTTCGCTGTCGATCCCGATGGCACGATGAACGGCTACCGCACCATTGTGTCGAATCAGGCAACTGCCGGTTACCTCCTGTTTGGTAACTTCAGCGACTGCTTGATCGGTATGTGGGGCGGCCTCGACCTGACGGTTGATCCGTACACCGCTTCGACCACTGGCACGGTCCGTGTTGTGGCCCTCCAGACGGTTGATGTGGCTGTCCGTCACGCTGTTTCGTTCGCTCTGGGTACGCCCGCTGCGTAACGACTAGGGGAGGGGGTAGTCTGGAAGTCGGCTACCCCCAACCTTCGGAGGGAATATGAAGTATCGTATTATCAAATCTACAGTTGCTAATGGCGTTATCCGTAAGGTTGGCGACATCGTTGAAGTAAATGCAACTGAAGGCAAGGCCCTGATGGCATACGGCAAAGCCGTACCGCACGATGAAACCGTTATTGAAAATCGCGTTGAGCCTGTAGAGTTCCGCGAACCTAAGCCGCGTGGCAGAAAGCCGTCTAATGGGCGTTGAGTCCGATACCGACCTCTCTATCTTCTTTGAACTCGATGATTTCGGGACTGCTGGCATTTACACTAAGACCAACAAGCGTCCTGTGACCATTAATGGCATCTTCGATAATCCTCATGCAAGTGTGACCGCTACTGACATGATGGATGTGACAATCCTCAAGCCTACCTTTGTTTGCCGCACAGTTGACCTTCCTGATGCGGCTGAAGGCGACACTATCAAGATTCGCAATGTGACATATACCATCCGTGTGGTCGCCACTGACGGCCTTGGCGTTACAACGCTGGTTATGGAGCGTAACTAATGTCTCACGTTCGTCAGCAAATCCGTGACCGCATGGCGACCATCCTGACGGGTCTGCCGACGACTGGCAACAACGTCTACAAGATGCGGCGCTACGCTCTGGACGACTCCAAACTGCCCGCAATCCTTGTCTACACGATGGATGAGTCATCATCGCTGATTACGATTGGCGCACGGACTGTGAGGCGCGTCATCAATGTTGCTGTGCATATTCTCTGCACTGGAACCAGCACAACAATCCAAGATACCATTGATACTCTCTGCGTCAACGTGGAAGAAGCAGTGGGTAATGACTACCAATTGAATGGTCTGGCTAAATCTTGTATATTGACAAGTACTGAGGTTGATATTGTCACCGATGGTGAGAAGCCAATCTCTTCAGCACGGCTTGTATTCGCTTGTGAATATATCACGGCGATCAACGATGTGGAGACTGCACGATGAAGATGGTAACAGTTCATCATAAGGACGCTCAAGAGCCTATTCGGGTTCCTGAGTGCGATTTGCAGTCTTTCGCGGAGAAGGGCTGGCATCCTGTTAACAAGCCGGTTGTTGAGCCGGTAGAGTCTATTGAATCTGAGGAGGTTGAATAATGGCTACGCATACCGGCAGTGAAGGTACTGTCAAAATCGGCGCTAACGCAGTTGCCGAAATCCGTTCGTTCTCGATTGCTACTACGGCTGACCTTGCGGAAGACACCAGTATGGGTGATAGCTGGCGGACACATAAAACCACCCTGAAGGGCTGGTCTGGTTCCGTTGAGTGCTTCTGGGATGAAACTGATACCACTGGTCAGGGTGCGATGGTCGAAGGCACAGAAGTGACCTTGAATGTCTACCCAGAAGGTTCCACGACTGGCGATAAGTATTACACCGGCACGGCCATCATCACTGGCCTCACGGTTAACTCGTCGTTCGATGGTCTGGTGGAAGCCAGCTTCTCGTTCCAAGGGACGGGTGCGCTGACATTCGCCACTGCATCGTAAGGTTAAATAAGAAAGGGGATTTATGAGTTTAGCTAAACGTCTCGCGGCCCGACAGGATGCCCAACGTAAGAGTATGGAAGTGGCTGAATGGGGGGAAGATGATTCTTCTCCCCTGATTGTCTATTATGGGCCGTTCTTGGCTATGGAAATGGACAAGGTTCAGCGAAAGCATCCAAACTTCCTTCAGAACATCTCGCTTGCTGGGATGGTGGAAATCATCGTCATGAAGGCAGAGGCTCATTACACGCATTGCTGGTGCTATGATGTCCGGCGACAGCGTTGAGGAGCAGGAAAAAAACTAAGAAGCGATCCGTTCAGGCGCAATCTCATTGCACTGGCGGATCGTTTAGGCCGCTTCATTTACGAAGTTGAGACTATCTCAATTGACGAGTATAACGAGTGGGTGGCTTATTTTAGATTAGAGCAGGAGCGCGAACAAAATGGCGGCAGAGCAACTAAGCGTTGAGCTTGTAGCTGAGTTTGTTGGCCGCGATGCCTTTGAGGCATTGAAGCGCGAAGTGGCTCAAATCAAGAACTCGATGAACGGCCTTGGGCAGGTGCAGGATCAGGTGCGCAAGCAAACTGATGCAGCCGCTGGGGCCGTTCGTCAGCAACGGCAGGCATTTGCTCAGACTGGGATGCAGATCAACCAGTTTGCCGGTCAGGTGGCTGCTGGTACTCCAATCATGACAGCATTTGTGCAGCAGATCGGTGACGTTGCATACGTCATGGGTCAGGCTGGTGAATCTGGAGGACGTTTTGCAGCGTTCCTTAGAGGGCCGTGGGCCGCAGCTATTCTTATTGGCGTTAGCGTTCTCGGTCCTCTTATCGCCAAGCTCTTTGATACCAAAAAAGCAACAGAAGACCTTGAAAAGACAGAAGAGTTGAAACGGGAAACAACTCTTATTCTCCGTAATGCGACCCTTGATTATAATCTCGCTATTGCTCGTACTCCTATTGAGCAACGCAAGGCAATTGCATCTAATCTTGCAGCATCAGAATCAGATATGGACACAGCAAATACGGCCCTAAGAGCGGCAGAGATTAAAGTTGTAGCCATAAAAACAGAAATCGCTGCAATTAAAGCCAGAACTGCTGCTCATATTCAGGGTTCATTGATCATGGGTGAGGGGTTGAATCTTGCCGCAGGCGGTGCGAGTTTAGCTCAAGCGATTCAACTCAAATCCGCCACTGAAGAGCTAACTGCTCTTGAGAAAAAATTACAGGAAGCACGGCAGAAGAGTGCGACAGCATATGCCGGAATGCGGGCTGCATATGCTCGGTTCTTAAATTTTGATGCAGACCAAAGAGATGCGGCTGCAAGAGCAGCGGAATCTGCATTCGAAAGAGAACGGAAAGCGGCTGAAAAAGCGGCTGAAATACAAAAAGAAATCTCGCTAGAGAAATCTGTCATGCTTATTAAGGATGTTCAGGATTTTTCTAAGGCAATGGCGAAAATGGGAGCAGAGGCGGAAAAGGCTATAGATAAAAGTGCTGCTGACGTTTTGCAGGAAACCATGTCTAACATGGCTGACCAGTTCGCTGCTGCCAAAAAAGAAATTGATGATGTTGTATATCGCGGAGCTGACAAAATCAAAACAATGTCTGAAGGAATGGGCGAAGCGTTCTCTGCGGGCATTAAGGGTATGATTACTGGAGCCATGAACTTTAAAGAGGTTATGGGTAATGTAATTGACTCAGTAATTAATGACCTTTTCAGACTCTTTGTCGTTCAGCAGATAACCGGCATGATTGCAAAGGGTCTTAGTGCAGTAACTGGTATTACATTGCCAGCAGGCGCTAAGGCTATCGGCGGCCCTGTTCAATCTGGCAAGCCGTATCTTGTTGGTGAGCGTGGCCCAGAGATGTTTGTGCCGTCACGGTCTGGCAGCATTGTGCCTAATGGCGGAATTGGCAGTGGAATTAACATTTCCGTTGATGCTCGTGGCTCATCTGACCCTGCTGCTGTTCGTCAGCAAGTGGAAATGGGTATCATGCAAGCTGCTCCGTACATCATTGCTGCTGCTCAGAACCGTACACTTAAAACAGCGGGCCGCGCCCGTCTGCCGGGAACTATTGGATAATGGCTACTATCACATTCCCTAGCTCTCCTAAGCCTTCTGCAATGGCATGGAGGCTTGTTCAGCCCGCGCAACAGAATATCTCGCAATGGACTGGCGCACGGCAGGTTCTTGCCTCTGGTCGCGGCTGGTGGGAGTGTAGCCTTACATTGCCTCCAATTGTAGGCGAGACTGCTGTTAATAACTGGAGAGCATTCATTGGCGCTGCTCAAGGTGCGGTGAATGACTTTCAGGTTCCAGTAAATGAAATCGCGCAGTCTTCTGCTACTGCTACGCCGCTGGTCAATGGAGCCAGCCAGACTGGTCGCTCTCTTATTACAGACGGATGGCCGCCATCGACTACCGTCCTTTACGGCGGTCAGTTTGTGACGATTAACAACCAGCTTCTTCAGCTTACGAATAACATCGTTAGCGATGCTTCTGGCAATGCGACAATCACATTTGCACCTGCAATCCGTGTATCTCCTGCTGACAATGCGCCAATCGAGTTTAAGAACCCGTATGCGCTGATGTATTTTGCTGAAGATCCCGGTTATTCCGTTGAACCAGGCTTGGTTTATTCATTGTCGTGTAACCTGCGC